GAGTATTTAAATCCTTTTGCTTTCAAGGCAACTGCTCTAGCGCCGCCCCGTCCAATAAACTTAAAATTTACTAATGAAAATACACCAGGTACGTTCATAATTAAATTAGAAACATCAGAGATGACAATAGGTTGATCAATTTGAAAATTTTCTATCTTAAAATAGTCTTTAAGTTCTGCATTAACTTTATTTAATACAGACTGATAATTGTAACCTTTTTCCACAACTATACTGTAAGAAAGAGCTATATTGATAACAGGCGCATCTACAATATCAATTGCATCAGAAATCAATCTGTACTTGTTAAGATATGTTACCAAATTTTCTTTTAATGTGTCAGGAGAAATTATTAAATTCTTGTTATTGTCCCGTGATATAATAAAAAGACGAGTTGCTAATGGATTGTTAGGATTATCTGCAACAGCAACTCTAAAGACTCTTCCAAAATTATTAGGTAATGTGTATACACGTGCAATAAGGTCTGATTTCGATACAATTCTATTTTGAGAATTTCTAAAATTAATTGCAATATTTCTAAGTTCATCTAATGTAGGTTCATCTTCCCCTCCGCCTGCAGGATCAGCATTGTTAACAGACAGAGAACCCCTAATTAAATTATTTATTGCAGGTGTAGGGTTAGATTTAAAAAATAAGACTAAAGATTTCACACTATTGATTGCACCAATACCTACATTATTACTTAACCCTCCCCCAAAACGATAAGCTACAGTTATAGTAGTATTGCGTGGTGAGATACCCATCGTTTGTGTTTCGAGAAATTTATTAGGATCAATTGTTATACTAGTAAAAGTTTTTCTATCTCCAAAAAGTGACAAAGCATGATCGCTTGGATCAGGTATTACATCATTATCATAAATTTCTTCTTTACCTGATCCAAACCTAACTGATGTTTTTCCGGTTTGTCTAGAATATTCTTTAACATAGCGATGTGGAGCAGGTATCATTACTAATCGTTCATCAACTAAGTCACTATCTTCTGTATCATTTGTCACTCTTTTAAATACTGTATCTTGCGATAGATTTTCAACTTCATAATATTCATTTAAATTTGAATCTTTAACAAAAATGATTTCTGATATATTGTCATCACGTAATGCTATTTTTCTAAAAGAAACAAATGTATTTCCAATGGAAAATGTATCTACTTTTGTTTTAGCGCTAGTGCACTCTCCTTGTTTTGTTAAGAAAAAGAAAGTAGGAACACTATTAGAATCAATTGCTGCGATATTTACTGTAGCATTAATTGATCCATCATCTCTAAGTTTACTAAAATCTACGTCATCCAGTAATGTAAAGTCTACTCCTGCTGTAGAACCAAAAATTGTCCCAAGCTTTACATTTGGAAGTAAGTTTCTGTCAGGTAACCCATCAGAATTAGCAGGAATCTTAACAGCTATGTCAACTGTTGCAGTTGACGGTGCTTTAGGTGTTGCTTTTACACCAGCAGTTCTAATCAGTCTTTCTAAATTTTTCTCTTCAATAGCGGTTTCTAAATTTAATTCATTAAATTGATGGTCTAGATAAAAAGACATAACATCCCCAACATATGCTGCCATATCAATAAAAACGCCACCGAGCCCTGCTTCAGTAAAGTCTGCAATTTTATCACTATAGTTTGTTCTAGCATACTGAATTAATTCTTTTCTAAAACTCTCAAAATCTCTATTTAGATAGCTAATATCTTTTTCTAATTTAACTTTCTTTTTTATATTTCTTGCCACTTCTAGCCTCCAACGTACATTACAGCTTTTAACTTATTGCCAATAATTTTAAGTTTAGGAACGTTATACGTTATTAATATTTCCACCAAAGCCATAGATGGTGGTATTTCTCCCATGTCACTAGACTTATCAATAGGACTAACAATCATAGTACCTAGCTCGACAAATGGCATAAATTTTTCCACGGCTGTTTTTATATTATAAGCAGCCTCTTGCTCAAAACTTGATGTATCGCTTAAATCAAATGTAAGACTCCCTAGATTGGCGCCAAAGTCATAACGTCCCAATCTTTCCCCAAAGTTTGTTACCACTAGATTTCGAAGGTTGTCACTTATTTGATCCCTGGGTTGAAAATGCACCCTAAATAGACTTGACTTACCATCAGACAACTCTAGAGGAGTTTTAATACCAATTGGTACAGGTTGACTCGTAATTTTTTTAAACCGTCTATCTGTTGATTTAAAACCTACATTTTTGAAAGCGTACGCCATACTTTAACCTACCATTTTTAATAACTTAATTATAATTATCAGCTAACAAAAACTCTTTGTTAAATAATTACTGCGTTAAATTAAGTCCGCTTATCTTCCTCGTCTTGTTGGTGTACCTTCATCTATCTGCCGCTTAAGACGTGGAGACGGTGATATCATACCCGATGTACTAATAGATCCACCTTCGGGATTCGCGACATAGTCTATAATAGCTTTTGCTATCTTAGCAGCTGACTCATTAAGCGAAGCATTGGGGTCTATAATTTCTTCTTTTCCGTCTGTATTGATGATTTTAATTAAATTTAATTCTTGTCCGCCTTTAAGTGCATTAGCAATTTTATTTGCCAATTCTTGTGCAATCATAATTTATGCTCCTTTTATTTTACCTGATGCTAACAATGATGCAGGAGCTGTCCCAATTATCGTTTGTGCACCAGTAATTGCTGTTGCAACTAACTTAAGTGTCTCGGAAAGTGGTGAAGCTATAGGTGCAACAGTAAAAACCGTTGATGTTCCTGCTATAGCTGTTGCTGCAGCTAAAGAAGTTAAAGCTGTTGTTATTTGTGTAAGTGCAAGAACTAATTGTGAGTGAATTACATATGGTTCGTTTCCACTTTCAATCAAATCTATACCTCCACCCGTTGCGTTAAGCCCAACTCCATGTAAAATAACGCCTCCGTTAGGTTTAATTTTTAAGTACCCGTCGCCCACTGATCCTAACTCATTTTCTCCATCATCCTTTAAGTGATTATAAGCGCCACCAGACGAGATTGACAGCATCTCTCCGCCAACATGCATGTTTGCCCCACCTGCTGATAAATCATAGCTTAGTCGACCGTAATCTTGAAGTGTGGTCGCGGATCGTAGAATAGTGCTCAATCCTCCTCCACCTTTCTTTCTAACAACGTTATCATAGTGATCATCTGCAGGTGAGCCTCCTAGTTTCACACTTTTTCTTAACATGTCTGCATTTGATCGCATACTAACAGTAAGTCGTGCGCTAGTGTCATTTAAACCGTAAAATGTTCCTTCGTTAGGGTCTTCTGGTTCATCTGCGCCGGTGTACTCTGACCCTTTATTGTGCTCATAGTACTCCATTTTTTCAAAATCATTATTTCTGACATTTTTTTTGATTAATTTTTTAGGATTAATCTGCGTGTTAGGTTTAAGGTTATCTGTACTATTTAACTGTTTTTCTATATTGACATCAACTTCCTCTAATTCTTTTACCACATCCTTTAGATTATTAATTCCTCTTCCCACAACTAAGTCAATTGATCCTGCTAATTCTGGTTTAAAACTTAATAAACTTCCTGCATCATTGACTTCAATGTTTTCTTGTGAGATAAAAGAGTCATCTTGTCGATCATTGTCTTCAGAGTCTTGAATCGCTTTATAAACACCACCCTGATCACCATAAAGTGATCTGTTATCATCGATGTCAGGATCTAGATAAGATCTATCTGTGCCCAGTGAGATAAGAGTGTTATTAGAACCTTGCAATACTAGATCACCGCATTGTTTAGTGTAACGTGGGACTGGCTCACCAATAAATTCTCTTCTATACGCTACTGACTCTGCAGCAATTTGTGTAGCATTGTAAGGAGTGAGAGGTGACTCAGGGAAAGAGTAAGCCTTAACATCTAAAAAATCTTCTAGACCAGGTGGTGAGTCTTCTTGTTGATTAAAGATGTCATTTTGAAGTATGATCGATGAGACACGTTCCATAACAGTGAAGTTAACATCATCAAACTGCCTATAACCACTTTTTCTAAACAACCAGTAACCTATCTTTTGATTTGCCACATAGTCATAAAAAACCCATACTTGTTCTCCGGGTTTGACTGGGAAAGATAAATGTGGTGGAAAGAATGGTAAGAATAATGTAGGATTTCTACTAGCTTTTGTTTTTCCCATCTCTTGCGTGAATGCTAGAATCGTATTTCGTGGAATTAGATCAAGAATTTCTGCATTTGTCACACCTCTTCCTGATGTATCGTCTCTCATCATATCGCGAAGAGTTTTTACAGCATCTCCTTCTTCCTTAAACTTAATATTAAAGTATTCCACAGGATTAGAGATAACATCAAAAACGACAGCAGTATCAAATGATGACTTATCATGTCTTTCCCTTACTTTTTGTCCCCACTTAGACTGAGGGATTCCACTTGTAAGTTGTCGCTGTGTCGGTTCGTTCATTTAATCTCCTTGTATTTGATTAAATATGTCGTCCGTAGAAATTTGATTCTTATCTTCTTCTTTTGCTATTAGTTCAGCTAGCTTCAGTATTTGATCATTAGATTTTGCCATTCTTTCCAAGTATTTTGACATTATACTACCAAACATTGCATGATTAGCTGTGTTGCCTGTTGACTGCAACATCAAATCATCAAAAAGTATTTGTGCACTTGTCCTATCACCAAGAGCATTTTCATAAATTTCTTTCCACAATAGTTTCTTTTTGTCTTCAGTTGATTCCAAACCGTCTAGTATGTCACTAAAATGTTTTAATTTTTCATCAGTTGAATTCATTTTATCAATTGCGTCACCAATACTTTTGCTCATTTTTACCTCACAAAATAAAAAAGTTTAGATCTTCATCATTTTTAACTAGCTCTCTATAGTGTTTTCTAATATTGGACATTGCAACAGACAGCTGTTTTGGTGTTAAATTAGAAAGTTCTCGCAGGTAAACAAAAACAGCGCGCTTATTTAAAAAATCTAACTCATCAATCTTATTGAAAAGTGTAATTATCGCATCTGTACATGCAATTTCATTTTGATTAGTCAGTCGTCCGCGTATCTCTTTTAATAAAACTTTAATCATTTCCTTATTTTGCTTAATGATCATTAATTTTTCTTGAGAAGGAATAACTTTATAATGGGAAATTGTTGCTTTATCACGTCGACTTAAGTGATTATAATCAGCCAAGCTTACGTGACGCATCTCTTTCTTGACACGTTTTTTACTTTGAATTATTAACCAATTTTTTGCTACAACATTAAAGTAAGAAAACGCCTTAGAACCTTTAGACGGATCAAATTTTTCTAGTGTTTCATATAAAAATGAGACACAATCATATTTCAAGCTGTCAATTAGACTATAGTCCTTACCCGCGAATCCGTGAATAAAAATTAAATTTTCAGAAAGTTTTTCAAAAGAAGGTTTAATCTTATGTGTATAGATCTCATTACGATCTTGTTCTTTAGTAGCATTTTGATAATCAACGATCGCCTGATGTGCATCCTTGCCAAAGTACATCTTTTTTTTCTTTTTTACCTTTGGCTTAGAAGCAGACTTAACACTTATTTTTTTAGTCTTTTTTACTGGCATTATCGACCTCAATTATTTTAATTTCATCTGGTGAGACCTTTTGAGTTAAAATATTTGCTACTACCAAAATTGCATCACGAGACTTTTTAATATTATCTATAACCTGCCGCACTTCAATAGAGTCAAAAAAAATAGGTATCTCTAAAATTTTTGACATACTATCATAGCGCGCATCGAGAACATCTAAACATGTCTCCACAGCATCTTCAACATTTAAAATAATCTTTGCAAATCTATACAAGTAAAATAAACTTACTATCAATATAAGTAAAAGCATTAAAGAAACCCAAAACCAGCCATTGCTTAATGTTTGTATTATCATTTGTTCATCACACGATCAATAACTTTATCATAAAGTTTATAAACTCTTTTTGCATTATATCTATTAGTAACTTTTCTTTTTAATTTTAAAGCATTTCGTCGTTTAAAATTTTCACTCTTGCAAAAGTTGAGGAGACTTTCCTTAAAGTGATCTTCATCAACTTCTGCCCACTTACTTCCTTCAATAAATATTCGATTATCAAGACGTTGTTTAGACACTTCTTTTAACTCATAGCGAATTAAAGTACTATACTTTTTATCTAAAAAGTCTAAATGTCCTGACCAGCCCGTAGCTATTACAGGCATACCAGATGCAGCTGCATCAATTATAGGCAAGCCATATCCTTCACCACGTGTTGCAGTTATTAAACATTTTATTGACGGGTGCTGATAGATTCCTGCTATTTCTTTAGAGGTCATACTCCCGTGAATTAAATGAATTTTAGGAAATTCTCCTTTTCTTACTTCTTTAAGAATTGTTTCTAATGTATTTACTGTTAGTTTCCTATCAATGATTGTAGATTTTCCCATATTGGTCTTTACAACCAGGCCTACGTCTTTGTTATCTTTAAAAACTTCACAAAACCACTTTATAGTAAAGTATATATTCTTTCTATCAGTCCACGGATCTTGCCCTGTAAGTTGACCAAAAAGTAAAAAATTAAATGAAGTAT